GCCGCCAAAACGGAGGCAAACGCTATGCGTATTGACATAAAAAGAAATAGCATGAAGCGGCTGGAAACCTTTTTAACCGAGGGAGATAAAGCTGCAGAAAAAAGCATGAAGCGATTGAGCAGCGACTTGCGGACAAGGATACCTACTGTTGTATCAAAAGCAGTACGGAAGCGGTATAACATCAAAGCCGGCAAGATAAAACCCGATCCGAAAGGAAAAGGAAGCGGCAAGGCTGGTCTTGTGCGTGTAGTGGGCCGCCGGGTATCCAGTATGGCAATCGTATATCGCGGCCGGCACCTTGTCCCGACGCCGGATACGTTTGACTTGAGGCCTACGGCCATGCCGGCCGAGCGACTGCCGGAAAAAAGACGCATACCTGCTAAGCGGTTAAAGTTGAGAAAAAAGAGCAGCGGACGTACAGGGGGCAAGGTTGCATTCACCAGAATGCCAGCGCCGTATACCGTAAGCGTTAAGATTTTAAAGGGGAAGCGGAAGAATCTTCCCGCTGGCACTTTTGTTGCACAAGGAAGCGGCAGTATCAGTGCGACCGTGGTACCATTCCAGCGAGTGAAGAAAAAGCGGAATCCCAATGCGATTCGAGCCGTGCAGACGGTATCCTTGCCGCAAATGGTAAGCAATGAAAACGTCAAGCCGAACATCGACAAGGGAATCAATGAGATTGTCGAGAAGCGGCTGGCTCATCATTTCAAGGATTTGATATAGTGATTTATTTTCAAGATACCGAAGAAACAATGACGCTCTATATGGACGTATAAGCCCTTACAAGGAAGCGGCGCATAAGTTTATACCAAAGAAAGCAGAAAACTGCTTAGAAACGATTTTGCGGCGATTTCTGAATAGTTCTTTATTTTCTAAGGTACTGTCAGCCTGCAAAAAGCCCTGTGGTGCAGCGAAGCCCAAAATCTTGCCAGATACTGAAAATTTTTTCAAGGGAATTTCGCTACGAGGGAACAAAGTTTCAAGGTAAAAATTCTAGGAATTTAGGTGGAAAGGAGGAGACATCATGGCGGAAACTGTAAGGAAAAACTACCAAAAAGTAGAGGTTATTGCAAAATTATTTGGTAAAACAGTCCGCCGAATCCAACAGCTGACGCAAGACGGCATTTTACCGACAGAACAAACGCCAGAGGGCAGGAGATACGACCTGTTGCCGACGATCACAAGGTATATTAAATACCTGGAAGAAAAAGCCTCTAAGTCACCGCCGCAAATATATCAAAACGCCCAGCTGGAAAAAGCGCAAGCGGAGGCGAAATATAAAAAGGCCAAGGCAGAAAAGGCGACGCTGGAACTCAACGAACTAAAGGGGCAAATGCACCGCGCCGGAGACATCGAGAAACTGACGAACGAACTTGTTTTTGCCGTTCGCAGCATGTTGCTGGCCTTGCCTGGACGGGTGGCGATTGACCTGGCGGCTATCGATAATCCTGTCGAGGTAAGTAAGTACATGGCCCGGCATATGGAGGCGCTGCTGGACGAGTTATCCCAACACGAATACAATCCAGATACATATAAAAAATTAGCCCGCGAGCGGGAAGGCTGGGGAACCGAACAGGATGACGACGAAGAAGACGAAGCAGACGTCTAGCCTCTATGAAGCGCGCCCATGCTTACCGTTTAGCCAGTGCCTAAAGAATTTCAGCCCGCCGGAAAACTTGACCGTCGATGAGTGGGCAGACAAGTACCGCGTCTTGCCGGACACGTCGGCGGAAGCGGGGCCTTGGAGGACAAGCCGTACACCGTACCTAAAGGAACCCATGCGAGCATTTACCGACGCCAATGTACAACGAATTGTTATGGTAGCCGCGGCACAGGTAGGAAAATCGGAGCTTGAATTAAACATTATCGGGTATATCATGGCCCAAGACCCTGGCCCGATTCTGTATATCTTGCCAGGCGAGGCCGACGGCAAGAAGTTTAGCCGCCAGCGTATCGCGCCCATGATACGCGCCTGTAAAATGCTGCGCAATAAGGTAGCCGACGTCAAGAGCCGCGACGGAGGCAATACGATTTTGCAAAAGATGTTTCCCGGCGGCAGCCTTACTATCACCGGCAGCAACAGCGCGCCGGCCCTGGCAAGTATGCCGATACGGTATGTTATCGGCGACGAACGCGACCGATGGGCAGACAGCGCCGGCACCGAAGGCGACCCGTGGGAACTGGCGCAAGCCCGACAGATTACATTTTATAATCGAAAATCCGTCGAAGTATCTACGCCGACTATCAAGGACAGCAGCAAAATAGAAGCCTCTTACTATCTCGGCACCCAGGAACGGTGGGTACATAAGTGTCCGAACTGCGGCGAATACAGCGAAATCAATTTCGAAACCATCAAGTATGAGCGGTTAAAGAAAATCGTCAACCACAAAGAAGTATATGCCGTCAATGTGGAAGGGCATACTTGCCCCGCTTGCGGCTATACGTTCAGCCAGGAGCGAATGCGCCGACAGCCGGCGCACTGGGAAGCGGCTAATCCCGATGCGATAAAGCAAGGGATTCGTTCATTTTGGCTAACGGCATTTGCCAGCCCTTGGCTAACCTGGGAAAGTATCATCTTAGACGTCATAAAAAACGAAAACGACCCGGAAAAGCTCAAGGCTGTATACAATACCAAACTAGGCAAACTTTGGGAACAGCGAGACATCAACCAGTCGGATGAAGAGCTTATGGAGCGGCTGGAAGAATACGACGCAGAATTGCCGGACGGCGTACTCTGCCTGACCTGCGGCGTAGATACGCAGGGCGACCGCCTGGAATACGAAGTCGTCGGCTGGGGAAAGAAAGGCGAGAGCTGGGGTATCAAAAAAGGTTATATCATGAGCGCGCCGGATTTGCCGGAGACATGGGAGCGGCTGGACGACGTTATCGACCACCGATATACCTTTAAAAACGGCCAGGCCCTTACGATTGGCATAACGTTGGTAGACAGCGGCGGCAACCATACACAGGACGTCTATAAACAATGCCGTAAGCGGAAAATAAAACGCGTGTTTGCAATTAAAGGCCGCGGCGGCGAAGGGATACCGATTGTCAGCCCGGCCAAGCGCGTAGCTATGAAAGACAATAAGCGCGTAACCGTATGGCTGTATACCTTGGGCGTAGACGCCGGAAAAGCTACGATATACAGCAATATACAAGTGCAGACGCAGGGGCCAAAGTATTGCCATTTCCCCACCGGCGAAGACCGCGGCTATGATATTAACTATTTTCACGGCCTTATTTCCGAACGTATGGTGCGGACGAAAACCGCAGGCGGTTATAAATGGAAATGGGAAAAGCTGCCGGGACACCGCCGGAACGAAGCCCTAGACTGTCGGAACTACGCCCTGGCCGGCGTGAAGATTTTAGACCCCGACTTTGACGCGCAGGCGCAGCGGTTAAAAGAAAGAGTAAAGGAAAAAGCGCAGCAGATGAAGCAGACAAAAGAGAAGAAGCCAACAGCTCGGCGGAAGCCGCGGCGTAAAGAAAAATTATTTGAGGATTGGTAGCAATGACAGACACGAAAAAAGAAAGGTTGCAGCAGGAATTACAAGAAAAAGAAGAACGGCGCAAGCTATATCTTGAGCGCGAAAAAGTCATGCTGACCGGCGGCGTGCAGTCTTACGGCATAGGCAGCCGGAATCTGGCCCGGTATAACACGGATTTAGCGCAAATACGGGCCGCCATCAAAGAATTATCCGACGAAATCGACGAACTGGAAGCGCTGATCGCCGGCGAATCCATGCGAAAACGCGTAGGTCTGGTATTTCGCGACTGGTAACAGGAGGTGAGAATACGATGCGAATACAAGCAAGGCGCTTTGCCAATAAGGGATACGGCGACGCCGGCGCAAGCTGGAAAAAGCGGTCGCTAAAAGGGTTTAAAGCCCGAAGCGGCAGCGCGCAGGAAGATATTGACTTTAGTAATTTAACGATGCGGCAGCGGGCGCGCATGTTGTATATGGCCGCGCCAATGGCAACGTCGGCAATCAAGGCGAACCGAACAAACGTCGTCGGGCCGGGGCTCATTTTATCGGCAAAAGTAGACCGCGAAGTGCTGGGCATGACACCGGAACAAGCGGAACAATGGCAGCGGACTACAGAAAAAGAATTTGCCTTATGGGCTGATAACCGCACGGCCTGCGACGCCATAGGCTTAAATGATTTTTACGAACTCCAACAGCTGGCCCTTATGTCCTGGCTAGTAAGCGGCGACGTGTTTTGTCTGTTTAAAGGCGGGGCAAGAAGCCAAAGCAATCCCTATGATTTATGTCTACATCTAATTGAAGCCGACCGGGTAGCGACGCCGACGACGTGGAAGGCGACGGGACTTAGCTTGACGGAAGGGAAAAACACTAAAACAGGAAACTATATCCATGACGGCGTAGAAGTGGACAGCAGCGGGCGCGTCGTCGCCTACCATATCCGCAGCACCTATCCTTTTGAGCTGACATTAAAAGAAGCGGATTGGACGCGCATAGAAGCGACGGGAAAAGAAACAGGTATGCCGAATATCTTACAGATTTTCGACGCAGAACGGCCCGATCAGTACCGGGGTGTCAGCTACTTAGCGCAGGTTATCGAGCCGTTGCTGCAGGTGCGCAGATATACGGAAGCGGAAATCACGGCCGCCATGATAGAAAGCTGTTTTGCCGGATTTATTACCACAGAAGCCCGTCCAGACGAAATGCCGATGAACGAGACGGGGGAAGTAGAGCCGGACGAGCCGAGCGACCCTAACGAATTTAGTTACGGAGCGGGTGAGTTTAACACGCTTAAACCGGGCGAAGGTATTACTTTTGTCGACCCCAAGCGTCCTTCCAGCGGGTTTCCTGCCTTTACCCGATCTATTGCAGAGCTGATAGGGGCGGCCCTGGAAATTCCGGCAGATATTTTACTGAAAGCCTTTAACGCCAGCTACAGCGCAAGCCGGGGCGCATTACTGGAAGCATGGAAGGGATTTAGGATGCGCCGGCAATGGTTTGCAAAGGATTTTTGTAAACCAGTATATGAAACTTGGCTATGCGAGGCCGTGGCGATTGGCCGGATTCAAGCGCCGGGCTTTTTTGCAGACCCGCGTATCCGTAAGGCTTACAGCGGCAGCGAGTGGACAGGGCCAAGCCAGGGACAGCTCGATCCTATAAAGGAAATCACGGCGGAGGCATTGGCGGTACAACATGGATTCAGTACCCATGAACAGAGTACGGCCCGCTTAAATGGCGGTAGTTGGCAGAATAATATAGAAAAGCTTAAACAGGAACAGCAACAAATGAAAGAGCTGACAGGAGGAGAGGGGACAGCATGACAAAGAATATCCGATTTAGGAATGGGCCCATATCGGCCAAACGGTTTTGGAACATAGCCGAAATAGACGGCGACAGCGCAGAGATTACGATGTACGGCGACGTCGTGCCGCAGCAGCCGATTGACTGGTGGACTGGCGAACCGCTGCCGGGGCAGTATATTTCGCCGGAAGGATTCGCCGAAGACCTGGCCCAAATCAAAGACAAGAAAATCATAAATATTAAAATTAACAGCTGCGGCGGCGATGTATATACGGCGCTTGCCATACACAACGCCTTGAAATCGCTGCCAGGCCATAAAAACGTCATCGTTGAAGGCATTGCAGCCAGCGCGGCATCGGTAATCGCCATGGCCGGCGATACGGTCAAAGTATATCCGGGCAGTATCATTATGATACACGGCGTGTCCTGTTTTGTATATGACTATGTGCAGATCAGCGACCTAAAGAAACTGGTTAAGGCGATGGATGCGTCGGAACGGGCTATATCGGCTATCTACGCCGGCAAGACCGGCACGGACGAGACGGCATTGCGGGCTATGATGGACAAAGAAACCTATATGACGGGAGCCGAAGCCCTCAATAAAGGCTTTGCCGACGAGTTGCTGGACGGCGCAGGGCCTGCGATGCAGTTAAACGCAGCCGAAAATATCTTGATAGTCAACGGCATACAGCACCATATCGACGGACTGCATATTCCCGACTGGCTGCACATTCCTAGGCTGGCTGCAGGGGCTCAATATCCTGTTGACCATATACCAACTGAACCGAAAGGAGAACAAAACGCTATGACTTTGGAAGAATTAAAAGAACAGCACCCCGATTTGGTAGCGCAAATTGCGCAGGACGCTGTCGAGAAAGACCGGGCGCGGATTCAAGAAATTGAAGAAATTCAGGACACTATCGGCGACGCGGCGTTAATTGCCGAGGCGAAATTTACCAAGCCGACCAATGCGGCAGAATTGGCCTTAGCGGCCATGAAAAAGCAGGCGGCCCTGGGTGCGGATTACTTGCAGAATCGTAAAAAAGAGCTGCAAGACGCGCAGGACGTAGGCGCTGAACCGGCCAAAGAGGACGACCCCTTGAATATGGGGAAAGCCGACGAGGCCGAAACGAAAGCGAAAATTGCCGAACTGGGAAACTTGTACAAGACCGTTTTTAAATAAGCAGAGGAGGAAACAAAATGGAACTGGATTTGACAAAAACGTATACGCTGCTCGCGGCTTATGAAGCTTTGCCGCCTGTACCGTCCTTTTTAAAAGACCGTTATTTCCCGACCAATGCGGAATTAGACATTTTTAATACGGAAGACGTGCTCGTAGACTATACCGACGGCGACCAGACCGCGGCCCCGTTTGTCCTGCCGAGCGTAGGCGGTAAAATTGTCGCCCGCAAAGGGTATACGACGGATCGCTTCACGCCGCCGCTCATTGCGCCGAGCCGTGAATTAACGATTGACGACTTGCGGAAACGCGGATTTGGGGAAGCTATTTTTAACGGCGTCGCGCCGGCTGACCGCGAAGCGCTTATCACAATGCGCGATTTGCAGGATATGGACAGAATGACGACGCGCCGGGAAGAAATCATGGCCGCCGAAACGCTTATCAATAGCAAGTGCGTAATGAAACAGTGGGACGGTACCGACTTTGATACCGAAGCGACTATCCAATTTTATACTGGCGGGACAAATCCCTATCAGTACACGCCGGCCAATGGCTGGGACACGGAGAACGGCGCTATTTTGGGCGACCTCCATCAAATGATACTGATGCTGACCCAAAAGGGGCTGCGGGCAGAAGAATTGATCGTTGCCGGCGACGTTGCCGATACCATCATGAACAATCCGACGATTCAAAAGCTGTTGGATATTACGCGTATCAACATTGGCATGATTGAGCCGGTGCAGCTGCCGACCGGCGCAAGCCATATCTGCACGCTCAACGTACAGGGGCAGATGATTAAAGTCATTTCGTATGTCGCGACCTACCAAAACGACGAGGGCACGACAGTACCGTATATTCCGGCAGGAACGGCGATTTTGACAGCGCCGGGAGCAGGCCGCGGATTATACGGCTGCGTAACGCAGCTCGAATGGAACGGCGAATTTTACAGCTATGCGGGCCGTCGCGTGCCTAAATATTTGCCGAAACCGGATACAAATAACCGCCTGCTGACGTTATCCACGCGCCCCGTATTAATCCCCAAAAATAAAGGAGCCTGGATTAGTACAAAAGTCACTGGATTGGAAACGGGAGGAGAACAAGATGAAACTTAGAATTTTAGCCGGCGTATACGGACACAATGAACACGGACGCGTGCGCCCGGTGCGGCCGGGCGATCCGCCGATTGAAGTAAAAGACAGTATCGGAGCGCGCTTGGTAAAAGCGGGCGTCGCGGCGGAAATTGTCGAGCAAATTCCCGAAGACGCACCGATTGAAGGGGCGACCCAGGAAACCGACGCAGCGGACGACACATTCCCGGATTATGACAATACCATGACGAGACAGCAGCTGGAAGAGATTGCGCTTGATATTGGAATCGAGCCGGAAGAACTGAAAGCTGCCAAAAATAAAGCCGCCGTCATTGCGTTATTGGACGAAGCCAGAGAAGCCTTTGACGAAGACGACGAACTGCCGGATTTAGACCCGGCGGGGGCGATTGGATGACCTTCAAAGAGGAAGTCGCGGCCGATATTTACGGAGTGTTTTTACAGGACGACGAATTTGCAGAATATCACCGAATTGAAGGCAAGTCTATTCCCTGCGTTATTGATAGCGACAAGGGGCAGCCTAAAAACGGCGGCGACATGTACGCCTTGGCGGAAGCGGATTTCGTTGTCATTGCAAAAACGGCTGATTTGCCGGAACGGAAGGAAGCCGGCGAGGTATTGAATCTTGACGGGCGGGAATTAACCGTTGCAGCATGGGACGAGCAAAGCGGCATGACCGTTATCGGCTTGCAAGCACCGGTTATGACGTAAAGGAGGTATACGATGGCAATCGTAAATGATTTAAACAAGTTGCGCGATTGGCTGCAAACTGAAGTCTGCGATACGATACAGCTTAAAATGCCGAACGATGCGAAAAACGACGACGGCTACGAATACGAGCTGATGAACCCAACCGCTTTTACCTTGTATACGCCTGCAAAAGACCGATTGCCCCCGAATGTAAAAGTACCTGTTCCGTCGGTATGTATACGCTTGAGCGAGGGCGAACACCGCCCCCGCGAAGGCGTCAATAAAATGAAGCTGATACTCCATTTTTGCACATGGAATCCAGGCATACACCGGCAGGATAACTTTATACCTGTCGAAGATGGAGCCGGCATAAAAGGCTACAACATAAGCGCAGAGGCAGAATATAGACGGGCTGCTGACGGATGGCAGGACTGCTATAGCTTTATGGACAAAACGCTGCGGGCCATAGAAAGCGCGGAATATCTGGCCGATATGCGGGTAGCCGCCGAAGACGGGATTAAGTACGGGATGGCAAGTACGCAAGATGGATTTATTGAAGATTATCCCTATTGGTGGGCTTGGATCGAGTTCAGCGTACAAGCTGGCAATATCCGGGCACGTAGTTACGACGAATTTTTATAGGAGGGACACTATGGCAAATACATATTTATATGGGGCCTATGGACATTTGGGCGAAACGATAGCCCAAAGCGCCGTACAAGCAGGTACGACGCCCGTATATGTAGGCACGGCACCGATACACCTTGTGCGCGACTATAAGTCTATACAGGGTATAAACAGGCCGTTGAAATTAAATAACTTTGTCGATGCGCAGCGAAAACTGGGCATTTCGGCAAATTGGGACATGTTTACGCTTTGCGAGGTCATGGCGGCCCATTTTAATAATCCGTTAGGCAATATTGGGCCGATTTACGTTATCAACGTGTTGGATCCTGATATACATAAAAAGGCGGAGCAGACGACTAAAAACGTGACGTTTGTTAATGGCCGGGCGGAGTTTATCAGCGATACGATTATCCTGGATACCTTTGCGATCGCCGAAAAGGCGGAGGGCGTAGACTATACGCTGGATTACAACTACACCAAAAATAGCGTAGTCATTACGAGCGTGGCGACAGACGAGCCCTTGACTGGCGCAACAAACGTTACGTATTACGAAATTGATACCAGTAAAATCACCGCTGATAGTATTATTGGCGGCGTAACAGCAAACGGCGAATATAGCGGCTTAGGCGCGCTAAAGCTCTTATACCAGGAACAATACCAGGTATGTAATTTGCTGGCCGCTCCGGGTTGGAGTCATGAACCGGCAGTGTATAATGCGCTGATTACAGCCGCCCAAAAAATTAACGGCCATTGGGACGCCTTTGTCTGCGCAGATATTCCGTTGAAAGACAGCGGCGGTAGCGCAGTAGATACGATTCAAAAGGCTATTGATTGGAAAAAGACCAATGGATATACCAACGAACGCAGTAAAGTATGCTGGCCGCAGACGGTCGATAATACAGGGCAGGTGTTCCACCTCTCGACGTTGGCCATGGTCGAGCTGATGCGGGCCGATTACAGCCATAACAGCGTGCCGATGGAAACCTGCGGCAACAAAGAAATCCAAGGCATTAAGCAGTATTTCGGCGCAGACAGCAAAAACCAGGGCTTTGACCAGCAAGACGCAAACGACCTTACAAGCAACGGCATTATGACGCTGATTGCCTGGGGCGGAAACTGGGTATTATGGGGCGATCATACGGCGGCTTATACGTATGGTGCGGACGTAGACCCGCGGGCTATTTTTGACGTTAGTATCCGTATGCTGTTCCATATCACAAACAACTTCCAGCGGGAGTGGTCGCCGAAAATCGACAAACCGATGACGCCGCAGCTGCGCGACCGCATTTTAAACCGGGAGCAGGAAAAACTGGATGCTTTAGTTGTCCAGGGCGCGCTCATCGGCAATCCTACCGTTCTATTTTTAGAAAGTGAAAACAGCACGACCGATATGATGAACGGCGATTTTCGCTGGGATATTACTGCAACGCCGACACCGCCGCTTAAATCGGCTACCGTATACGTGGCCTATACCGATGAAGGCTTTTCGGCATATTTTAGCGACGAAACCGCGGCATAAGGAGGGAACGCAATGCAATTTATTGACATTAAGGGCGCAATACTGGCTGATACGGTGTATGTCGACGGCGAGTTAGTCGGCAAAGAACTCACGGTGACACTGCCAGATGTCAGTTTTGCGACGGCAGAACATAAAGCGATGGGCACACTTGAATTGCCCATGCTTGGACAGCTGGAAGCGATGGAAGCGTCGGTCACGAAAACGGGATACGACAAAGGCGTAGCGATATTGGCCGCGCCGGAAGCTAAAAACCTGGAATTTAGATTTGTCCATGATTCAATTAATAGCGATAATGTCGTAACGCCGGAAGGGTGTAAAGCCTTCCTGCGCGCCGTACCTAAGGTTTTGCCGGGCGGGGACTTGGAGCCGGGAAGCAAGACAGAACAGCAAATTACCTTTGCAGTCAGCCGGTATCAGCTCATTGTCGGTGGATTTGAAATTTGTCTCATCGACAAGCTCAAAAATATTTTACGCATTAATGGCAAGGATTATGCCAAATCTATCAATAGTTTGCTGTAACAGGAGGTACGCATGAACACATTGCGCTTACAGACGCCGATCATGATAAACGGCAAAGAAATCAAAGAATTAACGTACAATACGGCCAAAATTACAGTTAGTCAATTTCTGGAAGCAGAATCGCGCAGTTCTCTCATTCGTGGGAATGCCCGAATGAATACGACAACGCACCATTTTGACCACGGTTTTCATGTGTATTTAGGTATGATGGCCATTATTACAGAAAATCCGCAAGTTGATGTTACGGATTTAGAAAGGTTAAACGGGTATGACGTGGTGCAGCTGGCGAATATCGGAAGGGATTTTATTTTTGCCGGAGCAGGCGGAAACTCAGAGGGAAGCACCTCCGGCGATACGTCCGAGATTACGCCAGAGCTTACAGCACAAGCCCAGGAGAAATACGGCGATATCCCCTCATAGCCTTTTTGCAGGAATACTGCGAGGCCGTAGAACAATCCAAAGAAGAAAACGACCGTATCGAAAAGAAAATGGAGGCGATACGGCGTAAATCAAGAAGGGGGCGGCGGTAATGGCTGGCAAAGTCATGGAAACAGTAATCCAGATTAGCGGCGTGATGAGCGACAGCGTAAAGCAGGCAGTCGGAAAAGTTAATGCGCAGCTTGGATTAATTGACAAAAAAAGCATGGCGACTGCGACGAAGTTTGCAGCTATAGGCAGCGCCGCCGCGGCCACCGCCGGTGGTATAGCCGTTGCCATGATTAAAGGAGGCAACGAATATATCCGCACTATGAACGGCGTGTCGGCGCAAACCGGCATAACCGGCGACGAGCTCAAGGGATTAGGCGAGATTATTCAAGACGTATATACCAGCGGTAAAGGTGAAAGTTTCCAGCAAGTAGCCGATTCGCTGGTAAATATTCGCCAGGCAAGCGGCCTGGCTGGCGAAGAATTGAAAAATGCAACGAACGCGGCCATGTTGCTAAATGATACGTTTGGCATGGAAACCGCAGAAACTACGCGGGCGGCGACAGCATTAATGAAAAATTTCGGCGTCAGCGCCGAAGAAGCATACGGCATTATTGCCGTCGGCGCGCAGAATGGCGCGAATAAGAACGGCGATTTGCTGGACACCTTGAATGAATACAGCGTTCATTATAAAGCATTAGGCTTAAATGCGGAACAGTTTGTCACAAGCCTTATTAAAGGCGCAGAAGCCGGCAGCTTTTCCATTGATAAAATCGGCGATGCGGTCAAAGAGTTCACAATCCGCAGCAAAGACGGCAGCGATACGACGGCGGAAGGCTTTGCGGCAATCGGGCTAGACGCGGAAACGATGACGGCGGCCTTTGCCGCCGGAGGCGACGCGGCGCAGGCGGCTTTTTTCCAAACTGTTAAAGCCTTGAATGCCATGGAAGACCCTGTCGCGAAAAATGCCGCTGGCGTAGCCCTGTTTGGTACGATGTTTGAAGACCTAGAAGCGGGCGTATTAAGCACGATGGCAGGCATGAGCGACGCCAATGTAGACGCCGCCGCAGCATTGCGGCAAATGGAGGCGGTCAAGTACAACGACATTGGCTATGCCATTACGCAGATAGGGCGCTCCTTTGAAACGGCGCTCATTCCGGGCATGGAACAGGCCGGGCAGGCCGTATATCAAAATATGCCGGAAATACAAGCCAATGTAGAGAAACTTACACCGGCTGTTACTACGCTGGGCGTTACCTTTGCGGCAGCTTTACCTGTCGTGATTGGATTTTTGGCCGATGGAGCCAACGAGGCGGCATATTTTGCTGGCATTATTACGGATAACTGGGGCGTAATCGGCCCGATTGCTTACGGCGTAGCCGGAGCCGTGGGGGCAATTAAACTAGCAGGACTGGCTAAGGACGCGTATACCGCCACGGCAGCAATCAAGGCTACGACAGCCGCACTGACGTTAAAAAGCAAAGCCGCCATGATAGATAGAGCGGAAACGCTCTATTTACAGGCCTTGTATGCAAAAGATGCAGCTATCCGCGGGGCCAGCACGGCGGCAACCTGGGCGCAAACAGCCGCAACACGGGCTTTAGGATTTGCGACGAAATCGCTGTTAGGCCCTGTCGGATTGGCTATCGCTGCCGGCGTGCTATTGTACGAAAATTGGGACACGGTACAAGCTTATGCAGTAGCTTTGGGCTCGTATATCAGTACGACTTGGGATAGTATTTCGACGTCGTGCGCGGCGATGGGCAATAGTGTAACGGGTGTTTTCACAACTGCCTTTACCGCTATTCCGGGGATATTGGCTGCACCAGTAAACGGGGCGATTGGCTTGATTAACAGCGCCATTGCTTCCATTAACAGTATTGGCGTAACCATTCCCGATTGGGTGCCAGGCGTCGGCGGGCAGTCGTTCAGCCCCAACATTCCGAGTATTCCTATGCTGGCAAAGGGCGGCTTTACCAACGGGCTTAGTTTTGCCGGCGAAGCAGGCCAGGAAGCCGTTATCAGCTTTGACCCGGCGTACCGTAAGGACAATATCGGATATTTGCAGCAAGCCGCGGCCCGGCTGGGTATCGGCGACGAGGTAAACGTTGGGTATTATGCCGATCGGTTGGCTCAACTAAACGAGGGGAGTCTTTCTGCGGGCGGCATGAGTATTACCTACAATTTAGGCGGCTTGGTTTTCTCGCCGACGGTTACGATTAACGGCGGAAATACGACAAAAGAAAGCGTTATTGAACAGCTGCGCAATTATCACGGCGAATTGCTGGAACTCATCGAGGAATTATTGCAGGAGAAGGAGGCCGGGAACTATGGCACAGGTGGGGTATTTTGAGTATGTCGCGAAAAAAGGCGATACATGGGACAGCATCGCGTTTATGGCTTATAAAGTCGAGCGCATGAGCCATTATGTCATACAGGCCAATCTGCAATACATTGACGTCTTGACCTTTGAGGGCGGCGAACGGCTGAAAATTCCCATCGTTGACACGCTGGAAACGCCCAAGACGTTGCCGCCGTGGCGGCGATAAGGGGGCGGATCGCATGAGCATACAAGCTACATGGCGGGATATGACCTGGGAAATAAGCCCCCAGCGCATTGCCGCGCTTGGGGAAATCTCTACCGAAACGGCAGTAAAACGCGTCAGCGACAGTACGCAGGGACAAAGTAAAATCACGGGACTAGAGTTGCAGCGGCTATCTTTGAGCTACTTTACGAGCTTTGAAGCCGGCGGCAATCCCCGCGAAGAATACCAGACCTGGGAAAGCAAATTAGGGCTGTATGCGCCGTTACGGATTGGCGGTAGGCGGTTTGGCCCGTCAAATTTTCAGCTACGCAGTACGTCTATTGACAATACCCAAATTGACGCCCAAGGCCGTATCCGTAGCGCGACAATTAATCTTGAATTTGTGGAGTACGCTGACCAGATCAGTAACGGAGCAATGGAAATCATCTACCAGGGCAAAGACATATACCCTGATATTTCCGTTAAAGCCTGCGAGCATGAAATGCACGCCGAAAGCCAGGCAGATAGTCTTATCCTGCGGTTTAACGATACGAGCCACCAATGGGATGGATGGAATGTAGAACAGGAGAGTACCATTGAAGTAATTGAAGGCGCGGCCCGAACAGGGAAGATGTACATTTATGACGTGATGCCGCAAAATGGCACGTATACGCTAAAAGCTTTTAGTATTCCGCCAACCAGTAAAAACAGAACGAGTAAGAGCTGGGAAATGGTGTATTTCCGGCAATTATGTAAGGAAATAGCAGAACGGCACGGCCTGGATTACGAAGAACACGGCGTTACTGACCATTTGTATTACTATGTCGTACAGAAAAACGAGCCGGATTTTGTCTTCTTGGACAAACGCTGTAAACTGGAAGGCTGTTCGTTTTTGGTCTTTGATGGCAAACTAGTTGTTTACGGTGAGCAGGAAATCGAAGCGACAAGCCCGCAAATGCAGCTGACGCTGAATACGGACGCTGTTTTTAATTACAGCGACAACACGGCAAAAAGTTATAAAAGCGCCGAAGTGGTCAACGGTACGAGAACAGGTACGTATGATGCGCCGACGGAAAGCGGCAGCCGGGTTTTGCACAAGAATATTACGACCCCTATGTACAGCGAAGGCGAGGCGACGCGGTTTGCGCAGAATTTGCTACGGCTGGAAAACAAGAACCAGCATACCGGCACGATTGAATGGGACATTCAGCGGGATTTAGCCCCAGGAAGTATGCTGCAGCTAAAAACGTTCGGCGTGAAAACTTGGGACGGAGATGTATTTGTCTATCGCCTGCGGCATGATTATGTAGCCGAACGGTCAAAACTGTTTATTCGGAAACCGCTTACGTATTGATTGGTTTTTATAAAGGAGAGGTCATGGCCGGCACGATTGATAAAGGATTTATATCCCGGATTTTGCCGGGTACAGACTGGAACGGGCTGCCTATGCAGGCAACCGTTAACCCGGCGACGGACAGTGGGGCGATTACGTCTGCCTTAACGATCCCTTGGTACTTACGTGGAAAAATGGCTGATTTAAAAGTCGGCGATAGTGTGGCGTATGCCGTATTTGACGACGGCACGGGCATTATTATTGACCGTATGGACGGCGAGTGGACGGGCGTTATTGACTATCCAACCCGCACGACGGGCGACGTGCAAAACGACAAGAACGTCACGACGATAGGCAAGACAACGACGCAGGACGTATCGACCGGCAGCATAGGCAGCCTAAACGGGCACACCCACACATGCCCGGACGGCGAAACCAGCGGCCCCAACGGCTGACTTTACTTTTTCGCCGAAAACACCTAAATACTTGACAAAAAATAGTCAAGTAAACCCATGATTTTTATTAAAAAGTCAAGTGAAGCGAGGAAACAATGAGCATACAAGCGAGTTGGTTAGATAAAACATGGACGATAGATATAAATGCACTTCATGGAATTGAAAGCATTTCGCTGAAAAAAGAGCTTGATATAGAAGAAAACGACAGCAAGGACGGCCAGAATCCGACAAACACGAAAGGATATAAGCCGCAGGGATTAAGCACTACGCATAAAGTCGCATTTATCGCGGGAACCAACCCGCGGCAAGAATATGCGGCGTGGCAGGAACGGGTCGGGAAACGGTCAGGATTTTATCTCAACGGCACGCAGTTTGGCCCGACAGTATTAATCTTGGACAAGGTGGAGTTTAAAGCAAATCAGATTAGTAATACAGGGCAGATTTTAGCCGGAGAAATTACGTTGACCTTTTCGGAGGACGTAGCGAAAGCCCAGGCACCAGCCGCGGCAGTAGAACTTTATTTTGGCGATATTGCGCAACCGGAAACGACGCCAGGGTATAATCCGAACGCGGCGTCTGTCGTGCAAAGCGCCTATGCTATCCGGCCGTCTGCAAGTGAAACGACAGCAAAGAGCTAGGAGGAACTGATGAAAGCAAAGGGAAATGGCGATCCGGCCCAATGCGTCGGCAATTTGCTGCGGCTGATTCGCGGGGAAGTACCCTATGAACGATTAAAAGGGATGAATCCTGCGTTGATAGACCAGCCGTCAAGTAATGCGGCCCCGGAGCTTATGGCTGATGCAGAATGGCTTATAGAGACATACGAACCGCGGATTAAACTGCAAAATATAGACTTGGAAGCTGCTTTGGCGCAATCCGGGCACTTTAACATAAAAGCGGAAACCACATAAATAAGAAGGTGATGATATGGCAGATATTGCGTTTATGGATATATCCGCCGCTACGATTGTTGAGCGCTTAGTAACTGGCGTGGAAACACAGCTTGGCGAGCCGTTATATCCAGGAGACGAACGACGCTTATTTTTGGAAGCCCTAGCCCCGGTACTTGTCGGGATTATCAACGAAGCAAACGATAACTGCAAACAGCGACTATTACGACATGCGCGAAACGAAGTTATCGACGCGCTGGGCGAACGAATGCAAGTATACAGATTAACGGCGACAGCCGCAAAGACGACCTTGCGGTTTAGTTTGGCCGAGGCACGCGACCGCAGCACATTTATTCCTCAAGGAACGCGGGCAACAGCTGACGGGACATGCCATTTTGCCACGACGTCGGCGGCGACGATACCCGCCGGGGCGACTTATGTCGACATATCGGCGGAATGCACGACAGGCGGCGCGGCTTATAACGGGTACGGCGTCGGCGCTATTGCTACCATTACCGACCTTATCCCATATGTCGCCGGCGTAACCAATATTGACACAACGCACGGCGGCGATGATGGAGAACCTATGGACAACGGCGGCGAAGGCGATGACCGATACCGCGAGCGCGTCCGCCTGGCCCCAGCGAAATTATCCACGGCAGGGCCGGAGGCGTCCTATGTGTATCATGCGATGAGCGCATCGCCACTCATTACAGACGTCAACGCCATAAACGATCATGACGCGGGGACGGTTGAGCTCATTATCATGACCGAAGACGGCGATCCGTCGGAAGATGTCATTAACGCTGTCTTAGAAGTTTGTAACGCTCGCGATGTGCGGCCTCTCAATGACAAGTTAATAGTCAGCGGGCCGGAACGGATACCATATGATGTGGAAATTAAATATTATGTGACTGCTGATACGGAGCAAGCGTCAGTATCAGCGATTGAAGGCGAAGGTGGGGCGCTTGACCAATATAACGAATGGCAACAGCTCAAAATTGGTCGGGATATTAACCCCGACAAGCTGCGCGGTTTGTGCCTTGCTCCGACCAATGGAACGGGAGCATTACGTATTGATATTATTAAGCCAGAGTTTAACGTTTTGACGGAAAAGCAGCTTGCCAAGTTTAGCGGAAGCTTACAAGTAACGCATGAGGTGACGACAGAATGAAATTGCAGCATGTAGACATAACTAAGTTTATCCCGTTATTTATGCGAGATGATGAATGTGTCAAAGCGATTGCAGAGGGCATAAATGATATATGTACCCACATTAACACGGCCCGGCTGCGGACGTGGGATAAGCTGGATACCATGACACATGAGGAACTGGACGAGCTGGCCTGGGAACTTAATGTTTTATGGTACAACACCGCCGGGACGTTAGAGCAAAAGCGCGAGCAGATACGGACGTCCGACGACGTGTGGCGGACGCTTGGCACGCGTTACGCCGTCGAAATGGTCATTACCCAGTTATTCGGCAGCGGCACACTCGAAGAATTTTGGGAATATGAAGGCGGAAAGCCGCATTATTTCCGCGTGAGGCTTTCCGATCCGTCGGTACTTACGCCGGCCGGAGAAACAGAGTTCCGGCGCGTGTTGGAAATCGTAAAACGGAAAAGCCAACTGCTCGATGAGATACGCTTGGAATTAAAAACACAATTTAACGCGTTTATTGGCAGCGTGATTCATGATGTAGGACATGAAACCCATACAATTACGGTTAAATTGGATAATACATTTATTGGGCCGAATATATACGGCGGCATGGCTGTCATGGACAGCACGATAGAACGGCATACATGGCCGAGTTAAAAGGAGATTAAAATATGAGTACGTTTACGTTAAACAGTATTACAGTACAAGGGTTAAATGTTATTGCTAAGTTAGTAGCCGGACAAACGCTGGAATTTACCCGTATTGCAGTTGGAGACGGGGCTATGCCTAGCGATAAGACGCCGCTTACCGTTACGGATTTATCTAATTGGCTTTTTGACGTCCCCATTACATCTGTTAGTAGTGACGGAACAGGCAGTGCTACCGTTTCGGGGACATTTAATAACGAAGATAAAGAAACGGGATTTTTTTATCGCGAGCTTGGGCTTTTCGCCAAAGACCCGGAAACCAAAGAAGAATTTTTATATAGTTACGGAAATGCGGCGGCAGATGCGGAGTGGATTAGTCCCAGCGGCGGCAGCAGCGTTATTGAAAAAGAAGTAAAAATTATAACGCTGGTCGGGAATGCGGAAAAGGTTGAAGCTAACATACCATCGGGTATATATCCGACAAGAGAAGAAATGGCAAATGCACTTAAAGTAAAAGCCGATTTAGACGCGCCGGCGGAAGATGGCGGACGCGTATTGGCCGACCAAATGCGCTTGGATATGCAGCAAGTGCTGTATGTTGACGCTGCGGCAGGTAGCGATGGGGTTGGCAGTGAAATCAAGCCATTTAAGACTATACAAGACGCAGTAAATGCTGCGTACATGGGAGCGGTTACGACAGATATAAAAATTAAGCCGGGAACATATGCCGAAGACGTAACAACGCCGACACTTCCAGGCCGGGCCTGGCGATTGAGCCGGAATGGCGGCAGCGGAGATGTAAAAGTAAAATCTATTGCTGTGGCGGCATGTGGATATGTCTTGCTGGAAAATCTCACATTTGAGCCGGACGACGGCGATACCGCTGTAACGATTGCCGACGTAAATAGCGGTGTGATTAGTCAAAATACGATTAATGCCAATACCAACGGGGAAGGTATCCATATCTCCAGAAGTAAAGCGGCAGTGCGCAACAATGCTATCAATAATGCGGGGACAGCTATTATTGCCGACACCAACAGTTCCGTAAGCACAGAAAATAATGCCGGCACAGGGAATACGACAGGGGCCAAAGCTGATAATGCTATCATAACCTGGGGCAGCAGTAACACAATAACGGCGACAACGATGTTTAGCCGGTCGAACGGCGGCGGTATCAGTGCAGAGGGAGGCAAAAGCTCTATTCCCAGCAATTACAGCCAGTTTTGCGATTTAGGAAGTTTTACAGATGACAGCACATTAAAGACGACGTTACTTTCAGAGTTTGGAAAGCTTGGAATCGGCGAAGCCCGCTCGTGTTGGTTTGCCAATAATATAGCGGCTGGATTTGGCGTATTTAAAAGCGGCGAATCTGTACAAGTGCAGCTGATTAAAGGATCGAATGCCGACAACGGCTACGGCACGGCTGTTTTTCATTCGGCTTTTACCGCGGTTGCCTATATGTTAATTCAAGATGGTGCGTTTATTACGCCAGTACCAGTCAATACCAGCGAGAGCCCAAATTCTTTGCAGCGAAGCAAAGCGTATAGTGTAGGGGATTATGCGTATTCGTCTAAAATTCCTACGTGGGGCTACCTGGAATGTATTACCGCAGGGACAACAGCAAGCGAAGAACCGGCTATGCCAAATACAATTAACGAAACAGTAACAGATGGAACCGCAGTATTTAAGCTGTATCATGTCGCATTGCAGAGCCAGCCGGTCGGGACTGTCCGCGATTTTACCGTTGATTTTGACCCAAATACAAAATGGGGCGGGACCTGGTCTAAGATGGATGCGGGCCGCGTACTCGTAGCCGCTGGAACGTATAAAGAAGGCGACGATACGTATACTTATAACCTTGGCGACAAGGGCGGGGAAGCGAAGCATCAACTCACTACCGAGGAGTTACCTAGCCATACGCATAGTGCAACAGCCAATACTGCTTCATTAACTGGGCAATTTACCGTAGTTGATGACCGGTTTAGTGGCGATGGGATATTATCGCGTTATGGTTCGTATGCTGGGTATCGCTTGGATATGTATAATAGGACAGATGCTAATGTGCACATAGACGCGACACATTCGCATAGTGTAAATGTAAGCGAGACGGGGACGAGCTCTAATCATGAAAACAGGCAACCGTACCAGGCGGTTGGTCGCTGGTATCGTAGCGCCTAGTTTGTCCTTTTCCAACGGTTTACAACTTCATAGGGCATACGGTTTTCATGGTGCGAATTTCCACCGACATTACCAACAGAAATATTGTGAGCATGTGGCGCATTAATTGTAAGTTTTACGCGATGCTTTGGATCTACTGTTCCTCCTGCTAATCCTGCTGATCCCTCATCGGAAAAAGAAATACATCCAGATGTTAAACTACCAGTTTCATAGTATATGCCAGTTCCTTCACCCCAAATTGCCGCACTATTAACTAGTGCACTGTGCGTGTGGGAAGGAAGTTCATCGGTAGTCCTCTCTACCGAGGAACTGGCGGCTCACAACCATACCGGCAGTGCCACATCAGCAGGAGCCCACACACACGGACTTTCCCAATTATGGGGATATACTGACCAAAATTGGCGCAATGGCTTCTTTGATAGAGCCGCCAATGGCAGCGGTGCCGGATTTAGCTCTGACAGCGCAGGCGGCCATAGCCATTCTGTTTCAATCAACAGTACCGGCAAGGGCACAAAGCATGAGAATAGGCAGCCATATCAAGCAGTATCCCGCTGGTATCGTAGTGCTTAGGCGTTTCGTTTCCACCGCTGAACGGCTTCGTAAGGGGGACGGTTTTCATGCTCATTATTTCCGCCAGTGGCTGTTACAGAGGCAGTATGGGTATGACTGCCAGCGGAGGATGTTCTGCCTACAGTTGCAGATATTCCAGTACCTTTCGTGTTGTAGTTCTCTCCCCATCCGTCCGTCCAAGCAGTTGCTGCCGGATATTGTGATGAGTTGATATTGATAGAGGTATTTAACCCGGCAGAAACTTGCTGATTGGCATATTGTTGATGATAGTGAGAGCCTGCCGAATTGATGGACGCTCCGTGTGTATGGGACGGCAGTTCATCGGTAGGTTTCTACCGATGAACTACCTAGTCACGGTCACAATGCTGTTGTGTCAAATGCCGGTAACCATGCCCATGAATTACGGAATCCCGGTATTGACTATGCTGGAACAAGTTCTGCTTGGGGAAGTAAAACGGAAGTAGCACCATGTGTAGATGAGGCGAAATATACCTTAGAAGCAGGCCTGCATATGCATGACATAGTAATAGCAGCAGCTGGAGAAAATCATAGCCATGAAAACCGTCCGCCATACCAGGTAGTGAACAGGTGGATGAGGACAGCATAGGACTACCGATGAACTGGCAGCTCATAGCCATGCAATATCTATCAATGCCATTGGCGACCACTCCCATACAATACCTCACTCGACAAGTAGTAGTGGTGGCGGGAATCCTGGATACTGGATGGATAGGACAGCAGGATCGCATCAAACGGGGAACGCTGGGAATCATACCCATGTAGCAACAATAAGCAATGTGGGGGGAAACCAAGAGCACGAGAACCGACAGCCTTTTGAAATTGTTCTGCGTTGGAAGCGCACCGCTTAGCTTGTTCTTTTCCAACGATTTATGACTTCATAAGCCATTCTGTTTTCATGATTTCCGTTGTCGCCAGTGCTTGAAATGGTGACGGTGTGACCATGTGTGACATCAATTTTAATATGTCCATTGCCACATTGCCGCCACTCCCCGCAGTATGATAATTGCCATACTGTGATGAGCGAAAAACACCGTCACAAGTAAAGCCATAGCCATTTTGCGGCGGAATGTTGCTGTATATATTGCCGGTTAGGCTGGTGCTGGATGCACTCCCGTTATGACTGTGTTGTGGTAATTCATCGGTAGCGATTAAGCAGTTCTATACCATCTGATAACGGATTCATACGGCATACGGTTTTCGTGTTTTATACCTTTTCCTTTGTTTTGAATAGTTATAGTATGAGAATGTGTTCCAGCAATACCTGTACTTCGAGTCATGAAACCGCTGCGGATATTATATAGAGTATCCCCCGTATTAGCATTTAGATCTATTTGTTCGTTACTCATGTCGGCTGTTCCAATTTGATGAGTATGCCCACCTGTTGAATTTGTTGCTGCTGTATGATTGTGTTGAGCCAACTCCTCGGTAGAAACCTACCGAGGAACTGGCAAGTCATGGACACTCAGCAAGTGTTTCGTCCGCGGGTAATCATGCGCATACTGTAGGTTGGGCTGATAATAATAACCCAAAATCAAATGGCATAGATTCAGCGTCGGACACCCCACAAAATCCAAAGCAATATACAATTACATCAGAAAGCGGAAGTCATAGTCATACAGTTACCGTAGGAGCAAATGGCGGTAACTCAAAACATGAAAATCGTCCACCATATCAGGTCGTGAATAGATGGTGCCGTAGCGCTTAGCCCGTTCGCTTCCAGCGTTGTACCACTTCGTACGGCTGCCTATTTTCGTGAGTTTTACTCCCACCTGTTTTATTGATGCTGACTGTATGCCCATGGGAACCATTAAAGTAAATCCATGTGCGCGTATAACTATCCCCGCTAGTAGGGCCTGCATACGGCGAATCACCGCCTTTTGAAAAAACTCCGCTCGCGGTCCAGTCTGTACGATTCCTAGGAACGCTAAAATCACCTGTCAATGACGCAGTACTTGTGCTGCCACTATGGTTATGAGACGGCAGCTCCTCGGTAG